TCAGAGCCACAATGGCCGCTGACCACCAACAGTCGGGTGCGGCGGTGCCGGATCAATGGCTCCCGGAGTAACAATAAAGCGCTCTATCGTTTCCATTGTCATAAACGTGCAACTACAGTTGATGTTCTGGCACTGGTGATAGCGCTCTTTCGTATTTTCGGTTAGATAGCGGCTTGTTCGCGCATGTGCGGCATGATGGCACTTCGGACAATGAAACATAACCCACCTCTCATTCTCAATTCGTGAACCAATGATAATCACAAATTCACTTTTTGTGAATGAATATTATTCATTATCCGACTCATCACTGTACTCTACATCGGAAAGCTTAACCTCAAGCTCTAAGCTCGTCGTGTAGCCGCTATTATTCAGATTGTGAACCACCTTACTGATTAACCAAGATTGCTCGTCTATGACGCGCTTAAATCCCGACACGCGCACAGGCGTCTCAGGAAATAAATCAGCCCGCCCGAGCGCCAGTGTAATTGAAAACTCCGCAACGCCTCTCTGCAGCTTATCCCACTTAGCCTGAGCGGCGCGCATTGCCTGCGCTTTTGAAGCGTAGACCGTCGTCAGCGCCAGCACGTTATCGGCCTCACCGGCCATATATTCCCCCTCGCGGGCTTCCTGCTCTTTTTTAGCCTTTGTCTTTTTGCTAACCGGCTTTGCTTTCGGGTGCTCCAGTGCGCGCAGGTGCTTCTCTTTTGGCTTGCGTTTCAGTGTTACTTTCTGCTTTTGCGGCTTTGGGTCTTTGGTGTGCAACCATTTTGCCGTTACGCCGGTATAAGCCCCACGGTCGGCAATGGCAAACTGATGACGGTCACCATCGCTGCGGGTTAATGTCATTTGCGGGACGGGTTTGCCACTGGCCGTCATCGCACTGCCAGCTTTCAGAAACAGCAATTTTCCCGCTTTCACTGATACTGCCGCCCCGTTGCGGTCGGCGAGTCGGGTCAGAAATACTGAGTCGGACTCCTGCGACTGGTCAATATGTGGTACCGGGATTTGTTTCAGCGAATCCGCAACGCTGGCCGTCAGTTTATTGCGCTTTGCGATGGTGCTGACCAGTTCGCCTAGGGTGGTATCATGCCATGATTCCTCGCGCCGAGAATTGAGCGTTCCGCGAAAGTCAGCGCTGCGTGCCCGGATGGTCAGAGCATCAGGCGCCCCCCGATGCTCAATCTCATCGACGGTGAAATCGCCTTTATTCAGAAGTGCTGAGCCCTGCCAGCCAAGCCACAGCGTCAGCACCGCCCCACGCAGGGGTAACTCGACTTTGCCGTCGGTGTCGTCGAGCTCAATGTCGAGCTGGTCAGCCTCAAAACCCCTGTTGTCGGTCATGGTGAGAGAAATCAGCCGGTCACTAAAATTGCTGGTAATGTCCTGGCTGTTCAGCGTCAGCATAAATGCCGGTGCAAGGCTGGCACCGGCGTCAATGGTCATGCCCGTAATCATGCGGTCAGCCCTCCGAGCGCACCTTGTAGCTTATCGGTCAGATTACCGACAGAGCCGAGAAGCTCGCTGGCCTGCTTATTCAGGTCGCCAAACATTGCTGTCAGTGATTCGTCGACCCGTTTAAGCGAAAGCGTGAAATCAATCTTTCTGGCCGCGCCATCGCTGAAAAACTCGGTATGCGTAGTCGACACCTTATCGACGATATACATCCCGAAGATATTGCCGGTTCCCTCAATTAGCGGCCACGCTCTGCCCTCGTCGGCCATCAGCTCAACAGCCAGCAGTGATATACGACCGCCGGTAATAGCAGGGTAAAGCGTACCGGCAAGCTGGATCGAATTTTCTCCCTCGCCGAGAAACTGATATACAGGCGGTTTGCCTACCCGGTCGTTAGACGCCCATCGATAATCCTTCGAGTGCTGCATCGACTGATAAGGCAGGGTGCGGCGTTCAAATACAAACATGCCAAGAGCAAGCATCATCGTTTAATTCTCCCTTAATCGTGGCTCATGCTGGCGCGCTGACGCGCACGCTTTTCGCGCTCAATTTGTTCGAGCGTGTCGCGTAGCTGGCGTTCGAGCTGATGCCCCGGCGCAACACCGCCCGGTAGCGTAATGTTGTATTCGCTTTTGCTCTGGTCGATGTAAGAGTGCCCCGCCGGTACGGTAACTGGCTGATAAGCCTGATACCCGCCATAGGTGCTGGTCGCAGGAATGTAGGAATTACCCTGCGTGGCGGCGTTAGTTTTGGCGGCAGTCTGGTCGAGACTGTCCGATTCTTTGTTGATGATGCCGAGCTTTTCGAGAAGCCAGTCGACCCCGCTGCGCAGTTTATTGAAGACATTAAGCGGAGCCATTAACGCAGAGGCCAGTGCCTGACCAAACATGACACCGGCATTTTTACAGCTATCAAGCGTCTCCTGCGTTGCCTTGACTGGTGCAATCAGGTCTTTAAACCACTGCCAGACGCCGCGCAGTTTCTCACCGAGACCGTCAAAAATAGGTGCCAGTGGAGCGAATATTTCACCGACCGGAGCAAAGGCGCTCATGATGCCCTCAATCACCCCCGAAAAAAACGCACTGATGGGCTCCCAATATTTACGGATAAGCAGCGCCCCGGCCACAATAGCCGCACCGACGGCTACTATCGGCAAAGTAATTGCGCCGAGTGCGGTCACAATGGCACTACCGGCAACAGTAAAGACCGTACCCAGCACGCCAGCAGCGGCGATAATGGCGTTAATCCCCATGACAACCGGCCACGCAACGAGACCAATGCCGCCGATGATTCCAATCAGAGCTAGTGCGCCACCGGCAATAATGCCGATAGTTGTCGCCAGACCTTTGTTTTTCTGGATCCAGCCGTCGAGCTTTAACACGTATTGTGTAGCGGTTTGGGTGAGTTTGCGCAGCGAGCCCTCTTGCTGGTCAAAAAGGTCAGTACCTACTGCCTCATAGGCCGACTGGAACTCTTTGAAGTCGCCGCCGAGGTTATCCTGCATGACCTTAACGAGCTCCGCCGTTTTTCCGTCTGAGGCTTTAAGCGTGGCGGTTAGCTGGTCGAGCTTGCCGGTTGATGCGGCAGTCATCAGGACCGCTGCAGATGAACTTGCCTCTTCGCCGAAAATGGCTTTCATGTATTCAGAGCGCTGACCAGTACCAAGTTTATTTTTCTCAAAACTCGCCTGCATTTCTTTCAGAATACTAAAAATAGGCCGGGTGTTACCCTTGCTGTCCGCCGTTTTCACGCCGAGCTCCTTGATAGCGTCATAAGCCTTGCCGGTTGGAGCCTGTAAACGACTGAGCACGGCACGGCTTCCGGTGCCTGCCATCGAGCCGGTGATTTTGGCGTCGTGCAGCGCACCAACCATCGCCGCTGCCTGCTCGATACTCACCCCGGCGTTTTTCGCCACCGGCGCGACGTAGGTCAGCGAGTCGCTCAGGCCGTCAAAGTCTGCGGCGGTTTTGTTCATCACCGTCGACAACACGTCGCCGATGTGTGCCACCTTGTCATTTGAGAGCTGGAAAGCGGATTTCATCCCCATCAGCAGCGCGGCGTTTTCTTCCATTGTGCGACGGTTAGCAAGCGCCATATTCAGAGTAACTGGCGTTGTTGCCTGAATCGCGGCGGCATCACCACCACCTTTTGCGATAATAATCTGCGCACTGGCGGCATCATCGGCAGAGGCGGCAGTATTATCGCCGAGCTGGCGCGCCTGCTTGCGTAGCGCCTGCATTTCTGGCGACTGCTTATCAACCCCGAGCACAGCCTGCAGCTCGGAATTTTTTTGCGCAAAGTCATAACCGGGTATTAATAATTTAACCCCGGCCATCGTTCCCGCTGTCGCGATACCTACCCCGGCAGCACCTGCAGCGGCCATGTTACCGGCAAGCTCTTTGCCTGACTGGTATCGGGCTTTAACCCGGCTTAATTTCGCCTGCTGGGCACTGACGCGCGCCAGTGCCTCACGCTGGCGGTTAAGCTGCGCCGTCGTTTCGCTGATGGAAGTTTTGAGCCGACGCTCATCAGCAGACAGGGTGCGGGTATTGATACCGGCCTGCATCAGCTCGGAGCGCTGTCGCTGTACCGATGTTCGCAGGCTGTTGTATTTCGTCTGCAGCTCAGAGGCGGCGCGTTTCGCCGCTTCGAGCGCCTGCGCCTGCGCGCGGGTTGGGCTGGTCGTGTTTTTAAACTGCACGGCCAGCTCACCGGCTTCGCGTTTTGCTTTCTCAAGTGACTGACTGGTCACGGCCAGTTGCGCACTGGCCTTGCGAAAACCGTCGATTTTTGACGCCTGACCGTTCAGGTCACGCAGCCCTTTTTGTGTGTCACGAATATCACCCGAAAGGGTTTTACTCGCGGTCTGGATGGATTTAAGCGGTCGGGTCGCCTGGTCGACCGCTTTCAGCAATACCTCAAGCCTCAGGTTATTACTCATTGTGGTTTCCGCTACGCTGCAGCGCCTTTTCGCGCCATGTGATGAGCTCGGTCAGGCTCAGGGAATAGAGCTCTGATGGCGGCCAGTGAAATATCACTGCGATATCCGCCATCAGGTCGTCGGTCGACAGGTCGGGCGGAAAATCTATTCCGCCGAAGCCGGTGACAAAAAACCAATCACCTTCGCGGCCAGCGACAGCATATCGGGCAGGTTCATCGCGGTTAGCTCCTGCGCGGTTAGCGCGGGATAGGTCATGCGGGGCAGGACTTTAATCAGTGCATCGACTTCGGACTGCGCCACTGCCGCCAGACTGACACCGCGCAGGGTACCGGCGTTCGGCTCAATCAGGGTGACTTTATCAATCGTCTGACCGGCGCGCTTAATCGGCTTGTCGAGGGTCACGACGTTCGGGTTTACGGTGTCAATTTCATTGCCAGCCGTATCAACAAAATCAGGGGTGTTGCGTGGTGCTTTTGCCATGATGTTTTTCTCTGTTCTGAAAAGGGATTAATAACCGGCCAGCAATGCTGACCGGTCAGGGGATTACAGCCCGATTGCCCGGCGGTGCTGTTCCAGACGGTCGACGCCGTTCACCTTCTCGACCATGTTGACAGTGTCGATTTCGATGATGTCGCTACCATCAATCGTCAGGCGGTAGTAGGTGCAAACGGTCGACAGTTTGGTCGAGGTGTTTTCACCCTGTTTATTCTCACCGCCGTCGATTTCTTTATGACGGCCACGCATGACCACCTCGACCGCCACGATTTCACCGGTGTCGTCGCGCTGGTAGGATCCAGCAAAACGCAGCGGCACAGCATCAGCACCCGGCGCGGCATATTGCGCCCACAGCGCCACATCAGGCAGGCCACCGACAGACCACTCGACGGTTAACGCATCATCATCGAGGCCGAGGTCAATCGGAGCCGCGCCATTCATGCCGCCGCCGCGATAATTTTCGAGCTTGCGGGTCAGCTTTGGCAGCGTCACGGATTCAACTACGCCCATGTAGCTAAGGCCGTCATTGAACATGTTCAGATATTTGAGTTTGCGGGGTAGTGCCATGTTTTTCAGGCTCCTTAGCTGTTGACCGATTCGGCCAGATTCACCAGATATTTATCGGTGATACGCTGGCGCAGGGTCAGGCTTTCCAGTGGGGGAACCGGCGTATAGTCATAGTCGATATACAGTTTTCCGGCCTTGAGGGTTTCCTTATCGTTCGATGCCTCGTCGAACCAGCATTCACCATCCACGATGTAGCCATTTGATTTCAGCTCGCGGAATTTGGCATTAATGCCGTCGACAATGTCACGGATGAGCGATGCGGTGATGGGCTTATCGACCGCCCACATATGCGCCTCGGCCATCGTGTCGGCCAGCACCTGCGCGGTACGGGTGTAATTCTCAAACAGGAAAAGCGGGTCATCAGAGCAGGTGCGGTTACCCCAGAAGCGGAAACCGTCTTTACGCACCAGTGTAGTGACTCCGGCCTCGTTGAGCAGGTCAGCATCGGTGCCGGATGCCTGCAAATCCCAGAAGACCGACGCGCTGATGCCGGTAACACCCTGTACGCCAACGTTAGACAGGGTTTTGTGCCAGCCGACGGTTTGGTCGATGTAGGCGCGCAGACCGAGTGCGCGCGCAGTAGCCCAGGCGGTTTTGGTCGCGTTCGCCGTGGTATCCCATGACAGAAAATCGGGCCAGATGACCATCAGCTCTCGCTGACTGAAATTCTCGCGATAGGCCATCGCTTCGGAAATGGTCTTACAGCCCCATGCGCTGACATAACCAAACGCGCGCAGGCTGATACAGACAGAAGCAAGTGCGGTGGCGACTTCCTGCGTATCGAGGCCCGGCACGCCGAGAATGCGAGGCTTAACGCCGGTAACGGCTTCGGCAGTCAACAGCGCCTTGATACCGGTGTATTTACCGTTCTCATCCGTGCCGCCGATGATGTTAGAAATGGTCTGCTCCTCGGCATCGGCACCGGTACCCTCAGCAACGCGCACGACAACGGTGACGGGCTTTGACTGGTCGGCGATGGCCTGCAGGGAAGCTGACAGAGTGCCTTTTTTACCGGCTTTCGCAATGGCGCTCTGCACATTGGTAATCAATACTGGCTCGTTGAGCGGGAATGTAGCGGCATCCGCATCGCTGGCCGTGCAGACCATGCCGATAATCGCTGTTGATACGGTGGATATGACGCGGGTGCCGTCGTTAATCTCAAGCACCTGTACGCCGTGGTGAAAATCACTCATCCGTTTAACTCCGTGGTTAGGGGTGAGCATTATTTTCAATCGTGGGGGAAGGGGTGACGAGTCATCCCCGTTGGTGCATGAACAGCACAACGGGAACGACCGCCAAAGAGTCAGGCAACGCGGCTCCAGCACATCAGCAGGGTGTGGGCTTCCACCACGCTGAACGATTTACCGTCGCCGAGGTTTGCCGTTTTGCCACTGGTCGAGTGTTTGTGCGGCGGTACCGTGACTTCGTGGTCGTGTTCTCCGGCATCATCTGTCACGCCCAGCTCTTTCGGGTTAAAGAGTTGTCGCACATCGCCGCCGATTTCCCACGGGTCATCTTTACCGGCCACACCACCATGATTGTGAACACCGCCGCGCGTGGTCTTCAGCTTCTGCTCAGGCTGCTCGCTCGTTTCGCCGCTCACATCAATCTGCACAGCGGGCAGGTTAGCCCGCTGGAGTGTGACGGTATCGCTGCCACTAGTCTTCCCGACGTCCGAACCGTCAGCCTTGCCGACGCGAATTGATTTATTTTCCCCGGTGTACACCCACTCTGACCAGGGCCAGCGCTCATTAGGGTTCAGGTTCTGACTGAAAAAACGAGTGGTTCCAACAGGGTTATCCTGCTCCCAGGCATCGCGCACAGCACGGGAAACCGCTGACTCAATCGCCAGCCGGACTGCTGCCGGTGTCGCCGCCTTATCCTCATCCATACTGTCAATCTCGTTGCTGAGCCGGGTAAATCCTTTCTCATCAAGAGTGGCGTCAGGATGATTACGGGTGAGCGCATGCTCGCCCAGCTGTTCATCCGTGTAATCCTTTGTCTCGTTTCCCGCATTGATGACATCTTCCACCGTCGCAATAACAATGCCCGGGTTAACCAGAAGCTCTATATTTTCCGTACTGCTGACCGCAAGCCATATTCTCAGTATGGTGAAACGCCCCGACCCCTCTGCCAGTAAAGGCTTGTACGTTTCCGGTACGCTGGCAACAGCCATGCAGACCCCGCTGTCATCAAACAGTGCCGCCTCGCGTACAGTAAACCCGCCCACCTCTGGCGGGATTATCATTTCAGCAGCGATGATATTGGCTTCACCTTCGACTATTTTCAGGCTGTTCAGGCTTGTCCTGAACAGCTCATTAACCAGGCCATCCCTGAGCGCTTCCGGATTGACAGCCACACCCTGACCATCGCCCACCGACATGTGAGAGAAAACCACTTTATTACCGGTGACGACTGACTCTGCTATTTTTTCCCGGCCTGCGGCGGTGATTACTGATAAAAACTTTTTACTCATGCTCCCCTCACATATTCTCTGCCGGTCTGGTTATCATGACGGCAGGCTCAAGCCCCGCGAAATAAAAGACGTTTTATGTCAACGCTCAACGGCATCGCTGAACCGGGGCAGCGAGAACAGATATTCATAAGCCTGTTTCTCGGGGTTTTCTCCCTCTATGTCGTATTCACTGCTGAATGTTTCTTCATAAAAAACATCATAGCTACCGGGGGCACGGTGATTGACAGTAAATGACATCACTGTTTTATCATCGGAGATATTAATCGTTCCGACAGACAGCTCAGCGTTTTCTACTTTAATTCCCTTATAAATAACCGTAGTGACCAGCATATTTTCACCTTAATTAATTTTACCGGATGACGTATAGCGCAGACGGGCGCGGGTAAATGACGGTCTGACGGCAGAAGCCGTATTATTCTGACAGGCAATCACCACATTTCCTGATTCGTCCATTGAGTGCTGGAGGTGTGCTCCGTTCAGCGAACCGATTACCGTGACCTCCACGTTATCAGGAACAAAGCCGATGGTATCCGTGACACTCTGAACAGGAGACAACGCAGTTTTACCGGCCTCGATAGTGCCCGGCACCCACGCAAACGACCAGTTGAAATAATCCTTCTTCTCAATAAACACCCCGTCAAACAATACCGGCGAAACACCGTTTGTCAGGATAAAAGCGCCGTTACTGATTTTGTCCGGCCTGATTTGCCATATGTGGTTATGCCATTGCCCGTCAGCAGGCACAGAAACCGAGCCTGCATCAACCCCGTCAAGATTCAGAATGACGGACGAAGCCGTTCCTGACGTATTTTTCATACGGGCAGTAATATGCACAAATGACCGTTCCGCTATCAGGGCGCGAGAAATGGTTCCGCGCCGTATTTCGGTCACGGCCGGAACAGACATTACGGTACCGTAGTGCGTCATAGAGTTCGCGTCTGCCACAAACGGATTGTTGACCTGCCCGGTCATTTTATGGGCCGAAACGAATCCGGGAGCGTCATAGTTAGAGCGTTTGTTTTTTGCACCATTGTTAGTGTGAAAGATAATCGGGTCAATATCCTGCGGCAGGTTTGAGACACAAACGAAAGTACCATCAGCCGTCGCATCTCCCCGGTTAGCCACATTTCCACTGCCTTCTACCGTTCCACCTTCGATGTTTAAAAGCGAATTGTCACAACCATAAAATTGATTATCACTAATATTAGGTTTTACCCGTGAATTGGCACCAATCCTCATACAATTTGTATAAAGATTCGCATTGGTTAACTTAAAGTTTGTAAAAAAATTACGCTTAATATTTACCCTGTTAGCCTGCCCAAGGTAAATAACAGATTTTTGTGTAAGGTTACCGGATACAGGCTTATCATCATATTCAAATTTATGACTCTCGATAGAAACCACATCAAGATTTGACTGGTCTGTACCATATATCCACGTACCAGAATTAAATCCAAATGTACCGCGCCAGAGGCTAAAGTTATTAACATTGTTATTGGGATTATCAAGATAATCCTCAAAACGAATGCAGCCAGTGGTTTCACTTCCTAAGCGCCTGCATAAATAATTATGAATACCTCCCTCCGCTACATTTCTGAGAGAAGCACCCCAGCCAGCCATGTTTTGTAAAGCGAGCATTTCACACCAGAAATATGACCACGATTCAACCCGTAGCAGTATTCCTGTAGAGTAATCTGTTGCTCCGCGGAGATCTATATTTCGCAGGCCTCCACCATGGGGGCGGTCATTTTTGTCCCCCATAAACTGGATTGCATACGCAGCTTCCGCAATTTTCATTATTGTGGAGCCAGTAGAGTCAATGGATATTACTCCCTCTCCCTGGAGAACCACTGGCACGGTAATATCTAACTCCGCAACCCTGAACGGGCCGCTAACTGAGCGCTGCGGAATTTTTATAACCTTATGACCTTCGAGCACGGCCTTTTTAAAACGCAGGGTATCATCATTCTTACTATCAGAATCCCAGTTAAGTATGCTCACGCCCTCACCGAGTACATCATTAACCGACCTTGGGCTGGTAAACGCCCCCCCGGGGAAATGGGTAACAATGGTATCGCCAAAACCCGGCGCGCCTGATGCCAGCTCCTCTCTGATGATGGCATCAGAGGTATAAGCCCATTTCCCCGGCCCGACACCACCGGTATTCTGCGGGGTGTCGCCCGGCAACACGGTTTTGGGATAATCTCCCGTCCAGACCATCCGGTAGTGACCGTAAAGAATTTCTTCTTTTGGCGAGTTGAGTGTCGCCCCACCGGAGAAGGTTTTAACGGCCTCAACCTTACCTTCATTATCCGTGTTAATCCGGTCGTACTTGTCCTTCAGAAACCGGGTGCGGTTAATCAGGCTTTTCAGGGGGCGGTTTGCCACCCCGTCCTGTCCGCCGGATACGCGCTCCGAGCGACCGATAATCTGAATGTCCTCTTCCCACGACGGCGTTTCATAAAAATTGGTCATAGCTGATTACCTGTAGTTAATATTTCCATCGTGGAAAAACAGACCGTTATAAAAAATGCTGTCATCCGGTTCATAGTTTTCCGGATAGACGGTAATGATTTCACCGCTCTGCAGGGCGGCACCCACAAAAATATCGCCGTTCACTTTTGCCGAGATAGCTAACTGCGAAACATGGCGGCTGACGGGTTTAGTCACGTTAATCAGCCGGTTCAGTTCGTCCAGTGACTTACTGGTTAACCCGACCTCATTAACATCTATTTCAAGCCGAAAAGTCCCGGCGGGGTCATCCACCTGCCACCACTCCGTTAATGATGGCGAAAACCCCATGTCCTCAATCACTCTCCTGACGGCCGCAATCGTCCCTTTGCGTTGATGCAGCCAGAATGAATCAATAATTGCCTGTCGCTTCTGCGTGTCCGTCCAGTCCTCATCCCAGCGGTCCACAGAAAACGCCCACGCCAGATAAGGCAGAAACTTGGCCGGACATTTCCACGGATTCCACAGGTCACGCAGCGGGACGGATAAATCACTGATGACGGCGCACGCTTCGGCGGCTCGCTGTTCCAGCACCGACGAACCTGTCGCCATCAACGAGTTATTCATCTGAGCCCCCGATAATGACACTGGCTTTCGTGCAGTATGCAGCCTGCGTTTTATCGAGTACCACGTCGGCCAGTGGCTCACGCAGCTCGACACGCTGAACACCCTGCACATGCAGCGCGGCGTAAATTGCTGACATGCGAATATCCCGACCGAGACGGCGCTGCTCGGTGATATACGCGGTTAACTTCGCTCTGGCGGCGGCAAGAATCGGCTCAGTTGCCGGGCCGGGATACACGTACAGCACTGCATCGACTGCATAATTAACAATCTCAGCCGAGACGACTGTCAGGCGGTCACCCACCGGGCGCACGCTCTCATCATTCAGGGCGGCGCTTACCTTCTGCAATAAATCATCCGACGCCGTGCCGTCACCCTCCCGTGATAACACCGCAATAGTGACCTCTGCCGGGGCCGGACTGTTTGCCGAGGCGTCCGCCACGCGGCCATCGGCGCTCAGGGCGTGAAACTCATAAGCACCGGTCGGCCCGGCAACGCTCATCCCCTCAAATGCCGCCGGGATGCGCTGACGTAAATCGCTGTCGGATTCCATGACAGCATCCACTGGCGGTATCTGGGTATCGTCTCCGGGAGTGATGACAAGGCGCTCAACGTTGTTATTGGCCGCAAGCTGGTCGAGGTCGTTTTTGATGGCATAGGCAACCATTCCGGCCTGTGCTGCCTCATTAATGCGCTGGCGTAAAATCACCTCACGGTACGCATTCTCCTCCAGATATTTCACCAGTGGCTCTGACTCAAATGTCAGCACTCTTGCAACCGCATCCTGTTCATCTTCCGGGTACAACGAAATCAGCGTCGCTTTGCGCTCGGCGAGAATGGATTCAAAATCCAGTGTTTCCACCACATCCGGCGCGGGGAGCTGGCTCAGGTCAATAACAGCCATAGGTTCAACTCACAGGAATCGTTAAAGAAAGGCTCTCGCCCGTATCGGCTATCTGGCCGGTCACGTCGACGACCATCTGCCCGTTAAACTGTCGAGCCGTGGTGATACTGGTCAGCCTGACACGCGGCTCCCATTTCATGATGGCCATATAGCATGCCGCCATGATTTGCAGCTCAAGGGCCGAGGTCTGAGGCTGGTCAATCATCTGCGACAACAACGAGCCATATTCACGACGCATGACGCGAGAGCCGATGGGGGTACGCAGAATATCCCCGATGCTCTGGCTGATATGGTCAACATCCGAAATGCGCTCACCGGTCGTGCGATTCATACCGAGATAACGGGCCGTCATTGGGTGCCCTCCGTCCATTCATCGCCGCGCCTGATGCCGCCGTGACCGTGTCTGTCCACCTGCACACCGTTTGATGTGAAAGCGCCGCCGCTGTGCTCGATATTGCCGGACATTTTTCCGCCTTGTTTCACCTCCAGCGTACCGGTCGTCAGCTTGTTAGTGCAGACCACCTCCGGCGTATCGAGGGTGACGCGGGTGTCGGCTTTTATCAGCACCACCGGCACGCTGACGGCAACCGAATCGGATGCGGTCACATCGGCGGTTTTAATGCCGGTGACGGTCAGCGCGCCGGTTTCCGGCTCATAACTCATGACGGCACCATCTGGAAACTCAACGAGCCACGCATCCGCCGAGGCCGACGGCGCGGGGTTGTCGTCGGAATAAATACCCGGTAGCACAAACGCGGTATCAAGCTCACCACCGATTGCCAGCAGCAGCACCTGCTCACCAACAGAAGGAGCCCACCACGTGCGCGACCGACCGGCGCGGGTGGTCAGCCAGTTCAGCCATGTCGTCTGGATCCCGCCGCTTTGTACGCGGCACAGCCCCTGCACGGTATCGACCTCAGTCACCACGCCTGAGCGGATGAGGTTGCGAATCGCGCGAGCGAGCTCCTGTATCGTGGATAACGTATTCATGGTGCAAGGATGCCTCTGGTCAGGAGTCGCGCCAATTCGCGCGGCTCCGGTGGTGGCTCACACAATATTTATTTGCCGAGGTGCCTGATAATGATGTCTTCAATCATCTGCTCATCGTCGCGGGTGAAACCAAATAGCTGGCGCGCCTCGTACTGCACATCCCGGCTGTTGCGGTTTGGCCGGTCTTTGAGGCCGTACTGATGCACCCGCACCATGCGCTGCACTTTCCCGGTAAACTCCACCACCGCCGCACTGTCGTTACCGGTCGCTTTCATAAAGCGGTTAGTGCGCAGTTTTGCAAACATCTCGCGCTTAATGCGGCCTTTCTTGCTCCGCACCGGCTGGCGCTTTCGCGCGGCATACGGGGTGCCGTCGGGTGCCTGCTGTCGTTTGATGCGCTGTTGCTGACTGATGCGCAGCTTTTTTGCAATGTCAGCCGCCATTTGCCGACGCGCCGCCGGTGACAGGCTGGCAATCAGACCGGCGAGGCGCTCCTGCAGCGCGGTTAATTCACTCATCCCGCTGGCTCACTAACTCACCGTTGGCATACATGGCGACCGGACGCGTCACCAGTTCAGGCAAAGGCGGCTCAGGGGCATAACTGACATGCAGCGCACCGTCGACCTCTTTGACGAGGGTGCGCTCGGAGAGCCTCAGGCTGATACTGATATCGAGTGAATCGTCGTTATTGATATCAATAATCCAGGTGAAACCTTTTTCCCGCCCCTCGTCGGTGGTCATAATGTCCGGCTGATGCTCGCGCAGCCACGCCTGCACCGGCACGAATATCAAATCGAGGTCGCCGGTGAAGTCGGTCACCACCACGTTAAGCACGTACACCTTTTCAAACGACAGCGAGCTCGCCAGTCGGGAATCGGTATGTCCGTTGTCGGCGAAAAGGCGCAACATATCGGGGTTATTTCGGAGCTGCGGCACGGCGTTAATCAGCGCTTTGCGCAGGCTTTTGTGCTTCTGCATCGAGTTCATCCTGACAGTGTTTGACGGTTTTAACCTGCAGCGCGCAGGCGGTCAGCGCGCCCTCAAGACGGCGGATATCTGCGCTCAGGTCACCATTGGTTTTCGGGTCACTTCCCGGCATCGGGCAAAGGCTCACCCTCGGGCATCCGCTGACCACAATCACCGGCGCTGGCGCAGGCGGTGCGGGTGTGCAGCCGACGCACAACATCAGGCAAAGCAGCGTTATACCAGTGGCGAAAGGCTTCATTTTCATTAAGTAACCTCGTTATCGTCTGCTCACGGCGGCTGGCTTCTTCACCGGCTTTTGCGAGCTGTTCGCGTAGTGCCACCTGCGCGGATTCATTACGTCGGGCAAGCTGACCGGCAACACTGAGCTGATTTTTCAGCATGCCAATCGTCGTCTTTTGTTCGCTCGCGACGCGGTTTGCTGTCTCAAAGGCGCGGGATAAATTGCTGTTCTCATGGCGTAACCACAACAGTCCGAGCACGGCCAGCACAAGGAGCGCTATCAGGGTTTTCATGCCATCCCCCCGCCAGCCGTGCGCCAGACGGTGACCAGTTTTTCGAGGCTGTGCTCACGCTGGCCGTAACCGGCTCCCGGTAACGACGCCCAGATATTGCGGCAACGGGAGATTGCACGTTCAATACGCCCCGCCCTGATATCTTCAATGGCACCGCGCTCCCGGATTAACTGAATCGCGAGTTTGTCCTGCGATAGCGGGCTGAAATCAGGCAATGCGAGCTGTTTCTTATAGTGCGGCCAGTAGAGATAAAGCTGCTGGTAACGCCCGGATGCCGTGGATTTTTCGCCACGGCGATTAAATACTTTCGCGGGTCGGCCATGCGCGAAAGGGTGGTCACTGTAGTCGGTGAATATTTCTGGCCTGCCATCAAGGCCAGTGACAATGACGTCGTAACCTCGGTTTTTCGTCCGTGAATGCGTCGCAGTTCCTTCGGAATACGCCAGCATGTCCAGAAACGCGGCGATATTCTGGTGAGTATTAATGACCGGCATCGTTTTCCCCTTTTTGTGATTTAAAACGGCGCTGAATGGCGATTTCCACCACCTGATAACCGGCAATGCCGAGCATGGATCCAATCCCGCAAACGGCAGGCAGTGACATATCAGGAAACTGCACCAGAACGACACCGGCGACCATTGAGACAAAACCACCGAGCAACATGCGACCGATAAACAGGCGCGGGGTGATGGGCTCACCACCTGCCAGCACTTTTCCGACAACAATCATCACGCCAATCACAAACAGTGACAGGACGCCTTTTTCCCCTTCTGTCATGGTTACTCCCAAAGGTTGATAGTTTCTGTTACGGGTGACGACGCCACGTCGGGCAGGTCAATCTGCGTGCCATGCGGCAAAATGACGTCCAGCTCAGACAGGCCGGGATTAGCCTGCAGCACCGTCTCGACCACACCCTCAGTGCGCCCGTAATACCGGGCGCAAATCATATCGAGGGTGTCGCCCTGCATCGCGTAGACTTTCATCAGAGCTGACCCACGATGCAGCGCGGCTTATTCTGCAGGCGCGAGACCGACCAGCGCATATCCCGCCACAGGTCATCAATGGTGGTTTCGACGCTGTCGGCTTTTTTGTCACCCTTGCCGGTAGCCTCAACGCCGCGATAACGCTCATACAGGGTGGCGGTCGCCATCGCCGTCACAGCGCTCAGGTAGTGGAAAACGCGCACATTCTCGCCGTCGATTTCCTCAGCGTCAGGTACGTCGGCCAGTTGCTTAAACCCTGCGGCAATCTGGCGCAGCCGGTAGTCGTAAAGCTCCGCATTGGTTTCCGCCATGCCGGTCCTGATGGCGTGGCGCAGGCGCGCATCGGAAACCGTCTGCTCAAGGCGCATCAGCTCGCGCACCCGCTTCGGATCCACGTCAGGGAAAAAGAACGTATTTTTAATCACTGCGTCGCCCGTCTCCGGTGCGGGAATCACCACGCCCGGTACGTCCTGCGGCTCATCGGGCTGATTCAGTATTACTGTCGTCATGACAACCTCATTAGGTTGGGCGGTGGACGCCAGTCGCCGTCAGGGTCAAAACCCGCTTTGACCGGCGTGCCGCCCGGCTCGGGGAGCGTTCAGTTAACCGGCGGTTTTTACCGCCTTTGGTGGACGCCCGCGCTTTGCTGCCGGTTTGACAGCAGGTTTGCGCGTGCGCGGTTTAGTCGTTTTACCGGGTGCTAGCTTTGGCTTTAATGCCCGTTCCAGCCGCTCAATTTCTTTGCGCACACCGGCATTGCGGTCGAGCTGCATGGCGCGCTGAAACTGCGCCAGCGCCTCAGCGCTCTGACCGACATCGCGCAGGGTCAGGCCGGTCACCTTATGCAGACGGGCGCGCACCATATCGGGAACGTCGGCACCGTCGGTCAGGTCGATAGTGGTCAGCAGTAATGCGAGGTCGACAGGCTCACCGGCATCGCGCAGGCGCTGTGCGGCAAGTGCCACCTCCTCAACCAGCATGTAAGGCGTCGTGCGGCGATGGTCAGAGGTGAGGCCGTATCTCAGCGCATAAGGGGCAATGTCCAGCGCGCCAGCGATATCACCGGCATCGAGACGCCACAGCATGACGGTCATCACAATGTCATCCTGCGCACCACGGCCATCAGCCAACACACCGGCGACCCACGGCGCATAGAACGGCAGCAGCTCGCGCTTTTTCTCGGCTTTACGCTCGTTTGAACGGATGTTTTTTAACGTGCGGCGGTCTTCGGCCAGCTTTACCAGCATCTGCTCATAGGCGGTTGCATGGCGCAGCGGGGCTTTTTCCCGCTGCGCGGCTTCTGAGGCCGAGACCCGCATCATGTGACGCTGAGCGGGGCTCGTCATGGGCTTACTCTCCGCTTTCCGGTGCTGCAGGTGCGGTGAAATCGCCCAGGGTAATATTTTCCAGCAGGCACCCGGCGGCATACGCTTCAATCACGTAATCGATGTTCATCGATTCATAGTTTTCGACGCGGTCTTTTTTCGGGTTCTCATCAATGCTGCGGCGGTGACTCTCATCCATGAAGTAGATAGAGAGGTTTTCCAGCGTGGTCACGAATACCGCATTCGCAGGGAAGTACGGCACGCGCACAGCGGGCAAGTTGCCGATGCGCTTCTGGCTGATGATGATATCTGCCGCGAGCGACTCGCTGTTTTCCTGTTGTTTGTTAACCAGCGGGAAATATTTGTCGGCCAGCAGCTTACGGCCAACGATAGCAACGAGTTTCGGGTCATCCTGATAAATCTCGTCAATCAGGGTGTTGGTACCGTCCATCACCAGCGCGTCGAGGTTCTCATAGTCGCCATTTTTACCGACGCGAATCACGTCAGAAATAACGCTACCGTCCTCAGCAGTGATTTTGCTCATCACGCGCGCCGGGGCTTCGTTGCGGTACTTCTGCAGCCAGCCGACGGCCACATCCTGCAGCATCGGGTTTTTGCTGCGGTCTGAGGTATCAGCGCGGGTGATGCCATTGAACCCGGCCATGATGAAATCGAGCGCCTGACGCTGGACAATAGCGTCGCGAATACGGCGCTGGAAGTCCTGAAAACGCGCCCACAGGTCGAGACGCTTGTAGGTCAGGTGGAAGTCAAAGTTAATCTGATTGCACTCGTACTTGTTGGACTCAAGCGCGGTGAAATCTGCGGTCTGGCGCTCTTTGTCGCCCGAAGTGTCAGTTGTACTGGCGATGGTGCCGGTCACACCGACGCCGATTTTCTCACCCTTCATTTCTGCGACCGGCAGAATATTAATCATCTGCAGAAACGCGGATGACGCCTGCACGGTATTCATCAGCGTTTGTGTGACGGACGGCTCGACGGTGAATTTTTTGCTGACGTCATCAACGCTGATGCCGTTCAGTTTGGCGAGCTGGGTCAGATAGGCATTGAACTTAAAGCGGGTTTCCTGACGCATAATATTTCCTGTTTGAATTAATCGGTTAGTCACAGCATCGGGCGGGATTGCCGCCCGGTTTCGGTCTGCGGTTTATCAGCAGTCGGTCAGCAGCTCATCGCCACCACCGCCACTGGCTTTTGCGCGTCGCGGCTGGCTGAAACTTTCGGTTTTATCGAGGGTGGTTTTCAGTTCGGAAAATGCCTGGCTGGTTTCTTCAACCTTGCCGGTCAGTTCCTGTTTGAAGGTGGCAAGCGCGGTTTCCATATCGGAAATACGCTTATCCTGCGCGGTCAGGTTGGTCTGCACATGCTCGCTGACGGTGGTCACGGCTTCATGCACATCATTCAGGCGCGCATCGTCGCTGACCTGTTTGCGGCTGAAAATGGCTTTCACCTTATCGGCCAGACTGTTGAGCACCGTGTCGGGAACGTCTTCAAATTCCAGCTCGGCCAGTGTGGCGGCGGAAAAGACGTTTTCAGGGTTAGCCTTAAAGCGCTGCAGCGGGTTGTACTTCGCGTTGCGGCAGAATTCGAGGTATTCGGTGCCGAGGCTCGCCGGGTCATCGGTGACCGCAAGGCCGACGAGGTAGCATTTGCCGGTATTGGCAAAATTCGGCTGAATTTCCATTGAGGTATAAACCTTCTGCAATTTTTTATTCATTGCAATCAGGTCATCGGTCGGGGTGATTCTGGCGAACAACGCCCATTTGCCGTTAAGCGCAGAATCGTCGTCAATCTTTTCGGCTTTCAGCTCAACCACATCGCCTAAGCGTTTGAAGTCGCCATCTGGAAAGAGACCGCGAATATGCTCAAGGTTAATGCGGCAACCGTAGACGCGAGGGTCAAACGATTCGGCCATTTCCTGAATATCGCTGGCGCTGATGATACGCCCGTCGCAGGTATCACCCTCGACACCGATGCGAAAGAATTTTGAGACTTTTTTTGCCATTGTCAGGAGTCCTGAGGTTGGGGTTACTGGTCAACGCCAGTTTCCAGACTCAGGACACGCCAGACCACCAATGACGACTGGACAACCGCCTGCACAACAGCACCTTAGCGAATCACCGACGGCCATTAAGTAGCCTTGCCCTGAACCCACTACGGCGAGGCATCAATGACCATTTCCACCGATACAACCTTGTTGCATGACCCGCGACGACAGGCATCGCTGCTTTACTGGCAGGGTTTTTCCGTGCCACAGATTGCCGAAATGCTGCAGGTCAAGCGCCCGACCGTGCAGAGCTGGAAGCAGCGCGACGGCTGGGACGGCATCGCACCGATTTCCCGCGTTGAAAGCAGCCTTGAGGCCAGGCTGATTCAACTCATCGCCAAGCCGCAAAAATCAGGCGGCGACTTCAAAGAGATTGACCTGCTCGGGCGGCAGATTGAGCGACTGGCGCGCGTTAACCGCTACAGCCAGACCGGCAACGAGGTCGACCTTAACCCCAACGTCGCCAACCGCAACAAGGGCGAGCGCAAAAAGCCGAAAAAGAACTTTTTCAGCGATGAGGCTATCGGGAAACTGGAGGAATTATTTTTCGACCAGTCTTTCGAGTACCAGTTGCAGTGGTACCGCGCAGGGCTGGCGCACCGTATTCGCGACATCCTCAAATCCCGCCAGATTGGCGCGACGTTCTATTTCTCCCGCGAGGCACTGCTGCGCGCACTCAAGACCGGCCATAACCAGATATTTCTGTCAGCCAGTAAAACGCAGGCTTACGTGTTCCGCGAATACATCATCCAGTTTGCGCGGCTGGTCGACGTCGACCTGACAGGCGACCCGATTGTTATCGGCAACAACGGCGCAAAGCTGATTTTTCTCGGTACCAATTCCAACACCGCGCAGAGTCATAACGGCGACCTGTATGTCGATGAAATATTCTGGATCCCGAATTTTCAGAAGCTGCGCAAAGTCGCCTCGGGCATGGCCTCACAAAAACACCTGCGCTCAACCTATTTTTCGACACCTTCCACGCTGGCGCATGGCGCTTACCCCTTCTGGTCTGGCGAGCTGTTCAACAAGGGGCGCAGCAGTATCGCCGAGCGTATCGATATTGATATCAGCCATACCGCGCTTGCCGGTGGTCAGCTCTGCGACGATGGACAGTGGCGGCAGATTGTCACCATTGAGGACGCCCTTGCCGGTGGCTGCACGCTGTTTGACCTTGACCAGCTCAAACGCGAAAACAGCGCCGAAGACTTTAAAAACCTGTTTATGTGCGAATTTGTCGACGACAAAGCATCGGTATTCCCGTTTGAAGAGCTACAGCGCTGCATGGTCGACGTGATGGAAGAATGGGAGGACTTTGCCCCGTTCGCCGACCATCCGTTCGGCTCTCGCCCGGTCTGGATTGGCTACGACCCGTCAAACACCGGCGACAGTGCCGGATGCGTCGTGCTCGCGCCGCCGGTGGTCTCGGGTGGCAAGTTCCGCATGCTTGAGCGCCATCAGTGGAAAGGTATGGACTTTGCCGCACAGGCCGAGGGGATCCGCAAGCTGACAGAGAAATATAACGTCGAATACATCGGCATTGACGCGACCGGCCTCGGCATCGGCGTCTATCAGTTGGTGCGCTCATTCTACCCGGCGGCACGCGGCATCCGTTACACCCCCGAAATGAAAACCGCAATGGTACTCAAGGCGAAAGACACCATTCGCCGCGGCTGTCTGGAGTTCGACGCCGGGGCGACCGACGTCACGCAGTCGTTTATGTCCATCCGCAAAACCATGACCAGCAGCGGGCGCAGCACCACCTACGAGGCCAGCCGCACCGAGGAAGCCAGTCATGCTGATATCGCATGGGCGACCATGCACGCCCTGTTAAACGAACCGCTTTCTGCCGGTAGCGGTATGCAGCCTAAATCTATTCTGGATATTAACCAATGAAAAATAACACTTTCTCACAAAGCCAGATTCAGGCAATGGCCGACATTCTGCACAATGACAGCTTTGACTATCAGGCAACGTGGTTGCGGGTCGGCAAACTCAATATCGACCGCAGCATCACGAAATCGCGCCAGATTGGCGCAACGCAACTCTTTAGCCGTGAGGCGCTGCTTGATGCGCTGACAACAGGTGATAATCAGGTCTGGTTTGCTCACACTGTTAAGCATGCGCGCGTGGCGCTGATGTACATGACCAATCTTTCGGCGAACGTCGGCGTCCGTCTGGCAAGCGACGGATACAGCCTGCAGCTCGACAGCGGGGCGGTTATCAATTTTGTCGGCGAAGAATCCCACTGCTCCGCGCTGGCGGGTAACGTCTATCTTGATGAGTTCGGATATTTCAATAACCCGCGACGCGCTGCAAAAGTGGCAACGGCTATCGCCTGCCACAAACGCCACCGTCTGACGATGTTCACCTCCCCCTCTGATAATTATGACGCTTTCCGGGTGTGGAACGGCACGTTACGCAGGCACCGACCGTCACCGCTAATCAATACCGGCGACAGCGTATTCTGCACAGATGGTGTCTGGCGTCAGTCGGTCACTCTCGATGCAGCATGCCAGCGCGGGTGCAATCTCTTTGCGCCCGAGAAAATTAAACGCGAATACAGCGACGATGATTATCGTCTGCTGTTTGGTTGCGACTGGTCTTTCGCTGTTGCAACGGGTGAGGTGGTAGCATGAGCAAACGCAAACCACGTAAAGCAGTCGCTATGACCGCCAGTGCCCCGCAAAAAATGGAGGCGTTCACTTTCGGCGAGCCGGTGCCGGTGCTTGATAAGCGCGACATTCTGGATTATGTCGAGTGCATCAGTAATGGCAAATGGTACGAGCCGCCGGTCAGTTTCTCCGGGCTGGCAAAGAGCCTGCGCGCCGCCGTGCATCACAGCTCACCGATTTACGTTAAACGCAACGTGCTCGCGAGTACCTACATTCCGCACCCGTTGCTATCCCGTCAGGATTTCAGCCGCTTTGCTCTCGACTATCTGGTTTTCGGCAATGCCTTTCTTGAGCAGCGCCACAGCGTCACCGGCCAGTTAATCAAACTGCTGGCCTCACCGGCCAAATACACCCGACGCGGGGTCGACGAGTCGATTTTTTGGTTTGTGGAAAACTTCACTCTGCCGCATGAGTTCGCGCCTGATACCGTGTTTCACTTGCTTGAGCCCGACATTAATCAGGAGATTTACGGCCTGCCCGAATATCTCAGCGCGCTTAATTCCGCCTGGCTGAATGAAGCAGCAACACTATTCCGCCTCAAGTATTATAAAAACGGCGCGCATGCGGGCTACATCATGTATGTGACTGACCCGGCGCAGAGCGCGACCGACGTCGACTCGCTACGCGAAGCGATGCGTAACTCTAAGGGACTCGGCAACTTTAAAAACCTTTTTTTCTACGCGCCCGGTGGAAAATCTGACGGCATAAAAATCGTGCCGCTGAGTGAGGTCGCCACAAAGGATGACTTTTTCAACATTAAAAAAGCCAGCGCAGCCGACCTGATGGACGCCCACCGCGTACCGTTCCAGCTCATGGGCGGCAAGCCCGAGAATATCGGCTCACTCGGCGATGTTGAGAAGGTGGCAAAGGTATTCGTGCGTAACGAGCTGTCACCCCTGCAGGACAGGTTCAGGGAGGTAAACGACTGGCTCGGCATGGAGGTCATCAGGTTCAAAAAATACACCCTCGACAACCCGGAATAACTTAGGCCTCCTCAATCTCTGCGCTCATCATTGAAGATGCAATCTGCGAAAGCTATAGAGCATCAGATATCAAAACAATGGGCGCGGAGATTAATACTTTGGAAACTGATTTTAAAATAACCCTCGAAGGTTTCACTACTGAGCAAGAAGCAAATAATATCGGTAATTTCACGCTGGAAGCTATTCGAGCCTTAACAAAAAACCTCAATCTTGACATTTCAAAATTAAAATGCGTGGTTGTTTCCTATAATTTCAGCGAAGCTCTTCAAAATGTAACCTCCATTTACCAACACAAATCCCCTAGTTCATTTACCAATAGCAAACAGGGCGCAGCCGTCGGGCAGTTAGTAACAAAAATTGGCAGTGATGGGCTATGTGAAGAATATACCCTTGTGCTATCTATTGATTTTTTTGTTGAGCTTTTTAATGATGGTAGCTTCCTGAAATTGAATGAAGAAGGGTACCGCGCAGTCATCCATCGTATTCACCATGAGTTGGTGCACGTACATGAAAAAAACTTACTAACATGCTTAGCCCAAAACTTTACGGTCAACGAGTATGGCGACGCGCTGCTTATCTCAGCCACGCGTGCATGGTCTGAATATCTTGCTAATTACATGTCTTCGGGGTCAGCCCCTCAAGATACCATCGATTTATTTCTAGAGAATCTTGATACTGTTGTAATTGAAGTATCTGACGAGATTGAAAATCTCATTCTGAACTATAAAAGAGATAATATTTCTCTGAATGAGATGTATCTCGAAGCAAAAAAACGCATCAAGCTAATTATTAACTCCTATGCTTATGCGATAGGTTACGTCCATTCTCTAAATATCAATATTAATGAATACGCCCCCAAATTAGCCCTTACACTATCCAACTCAAAAATAAGAAATCAATTATCAGAGCTAGGCGTTGCCTTTCAGAATTTTTATAAAAAATTCAATGACCAACTCATTACAGGCTTTGATGATTATCGTGAGATAACATTAGTCATTGATGAAATATACAAGCAGTTTGGGCTTGCTTTAGAGTGCCCCGACTGGTCTAGTGACAGTGGACTCTACATACATGTAAATTAGGTTAACATTTGTAGAAATATTATTAGCAGTTTGAATCCCACCGCTACCGTTAAGCCGCTGTCTCTAAGCGGCTTTTTCATGTACACCCACCATCACGCCTCAGACGCGCCACACGCACACTACCAAGCCCGACCACCAACGAACCGATAGCTACCATAACCGCGCCATCACGACGCGCTCAGACGATAATTTTTTAATATTACGCACCACCACTGGCGCGCAATGCTTTCCCCGCCACGCCTGCCCGCTTTATGGGTCGGTTTTAATGCAGTTGCATGACCACTCTGGATCCGCGCCAGCGCTGGCGGCGCACGGCCAAAACGGGCAAGCCTGACGCATGCAAAACAATGCACCTGTTGCATGCATGGCTAAAAAACGGGAAATTCGCGGAAAAATGGCATAAAAAAACCGGCGTTTATAGTGCCGGTTTGTGCGGGTCTATGCGGTACAAGCTAACGCCTCGCGGGGCTCGTTGTTCAACCCCGCCAGCACTGAAAGCGAGTTTCAGCACCGGCGGCGTTTGTCACTTTGTTGTTTAATTGTCGAGTATCGAATCGACCTCACCCGTTCGCACGTTGACGCGTGCCGCTACTGTCTGTTTGACCACGCCGCCATATGCATTAGTGCCGCGAAACGTGGTTTTTACAATGGCATGTGGGTCTTTATTCAAAATAAGATGATAGACCGTTGAAACATGTTTATAAGAGGAATCATCATTCATGCTGGCTTTTATCAGCTTCTCTAACGGGCGATAAGAGCCATCCCAACCGCTAAAGTTACCCTGAAATGCGTCAAGGTTGATTTTATTATTCAGAGATTGTGGATCCTTCTCAAAGTCGTTGAAACACCACCCCAATACATCACCGAGCTTTAACGCATCATCTTTAGTAAAAGTGTACTCACTCATACAGGCATAAAAGGCATCAGTAGAGCTGGCCGGTACACCTTTGAAGCCAACATAGCCTTTAACGATATCGTGCCGGGTTTCTTTTGGCTCGTTGCGATATTCTTTAAGGGTTTTTTCTGCGTACTCAAACGTTGGCGCAGCCGGTTCCGCTTTAACCGCCGGTACGTCAGTTTTTGCTACAGGCTGACTTTTTTCACTCGGCCATAAGATTGAGCCAATAACGCCCAGCACCAGACAACCGCCGAGGTAAACCGCACTGGAGCGCTTCCGGTTCGGCATCCTAACCAGCGACGGCTTAATTAACCCCACGATAAAAGCAATAAAGAGAGCCAGAGATAAATATGCTATTACGATATCCATGATTTTCCTTTGTGTGTAATCCCCAAATAAAACAACCCCATGCTATCAAACATGGGGTTGATGGTTGCACATTTTTCAGGGATTAACGCCAGCTCTCATCTTCCCATACCTCCTGAAGGATGCTATCCAGCGCTTCGCGGTCTGAATCCTTATCGAACCCCATAAGCTCGACACCGGTCATGGTTCCCTTTTTAACCGTAACGCGCGTTGACGGGAAAACAGACTGTATTCGCCTGGTCAATTCGCATTGAAAAGCATCAATCACTGGCTGGCCTATTTTTTGGACTTTATCCAATGTGATATTTACTTTCACTTTGCCCTCCTTTGCAAAGGTTTCATCAACAGGCGGCGCGGAAAAAACAACAGAAAAATTATTGTTTTTCATTAGGTTGCCTCTTGCTATTTCCGCAATTAAATTTAATGCAATTTCACGGTCTCTTTCCTGACAAGCGCCCTCAGCCGTTAGACGCGCAATCATTTCGACCCGCTCAATCATAACGTGCTCGCTTAACTCTCTATCCACATAACCTCCACTACGAGATACTGTACAAACATACAGTATCACATATTAGCAAAAGGTGTGAGGAAAAAATCACTGTTAAATACACTGTATGTACATGATATGGATGAATATTAACGGTTACATTTTCGTTTCCAGTTCAGCTAAAGCCGCAACACGATTAAGGATTTTCCTAGCTTTAGCCTCATGCGATGGCGCTGCGGAAAATATTTCTCCTTTGGACGTTCCGCGTAGCCATTTGCCATCAAAACAACTTTTACCACCGTCCATCAGGTGCAGGGCTTCGCCCCGGCTGATTGTGATGCCGGTTATCAGATGTATCTCGTCGATAGTTTTCGCTATAGCAGCGTTTTGCTCATCCGTTCCGTGGATAAATTTTCGGCGTGTTGCTGGCTTTTGCTTCCTTAGTCGGTTGGTCAGCTCTCGTTTTTCACGCCGACTAAGTGATTTTGTTAAATCCAGTATCGGTGGATCGCTTTCGCTTCCCGTACAGTTATTGACAGAACTCCGAGAGGGCGCAGGAGCGCCCTTAACGTCAACGGCCAAATCAACGGCACGCTTCGGCACAATTTTCCACTGCGTGAGCCGGGTTAAAATGGGGGACCCCGTGCCAATGTTGGAATCATAGACGCCTTTAATGCATACAGTTTCCTCACCATACTGATTAAGTTCAGTGCGCGGCTCGTAAAGAGTCCGAACCTGTAAATCGTCTCTACGGACGAAAGGCCCACCCTGAGCATTAACATAGTCAGCCCAACGACCATAATGAGCCGCATCATGTACTTCGGCGAATTCAACACTAAGCGCTCTTGCTGTTTCTGGGTCGGCCATTTTGCGAAGCTCTCTGTATACCGTCACCGGCGCACCGCCGATAAACTGGAATTGACGGATGTGCCAGCGAGCCGCCCATGCTGATACAGCTGGGGCGGTCTCTTTCAGCAGCTCACCGCTTTCGTCATCGGTTTCACCATCGAGAGCATAGCCGTCGATATTTTTCGAAATGTATTTAGCAACATAGCCGGTAGCGCTGCCCTTCTCCGGGTCAATGGCCTCGGCATGAAAGCGCGCTTTTTTGGCTTTATCGCTTCTCAGTTCGTGGCGGTCTTCCTCCCACGCATAATCACGGATGATGAGACGCACGCGCTCGACGTCTTCCGGCAACATGAACATAAGCATGTGCCAATGCGGCGTCCCGTCGTGATGAGGCTCGGCAACACGTATACCGAAAATGCGGATGTCTTCCCGGTGCAGTTTGGCGCGTATGCGCGCCCAAAGGCCCGTTAGATAGCTCTGCGTGTCCGACGGGCTGGCACCATTCCATTTGCTGTTACGGTAACCAGCTTTGGTGGTGGCGTGATATTTAGACGGTGCAGTCAGGGTGTAAAACTCCCCGACATAACCGAGCTCATTACAGATATTTTCAAACCCACGGATGCGGGTCATCAGCTCGCACCGGCGTATAGCTGGATTAGCGACTGAACCGTCGTATTTTTCAATCAGGCTGATGCGGTTGCCGTCTTCGTCTTCGAGATCCAGACTTTTGAGAAACTCACGCGTGCGGCGCTTCTGCTCGCGCCAGTCTGTCACGCAGTTTTTACTCGCGTAGGCGTGCTTTTTCTTGCTGACGTTGCCGACTGCAATTTGTAGATGTTCGCGCCATGCCGACGCGACACGACGCAGACGATTACGCCACCATGACTCAGTAAACATACGGATTACTGCGGGGGCGATATCATCTTTGTTGAAGTATTTATTTGCCACGCGCTCCCAATGGGGAGGGGTGACATTGAATTGCAGAGAAATAAAACCAGCGTGCATGTACCAGGTGTATAGCGTCTTGAGCTCTCCAAAACTTGAATCATCAATATTTGCCAGCTCAGAACGAATGAAATTAGCAATGTCACCGGCGAGCAGGTCAACATCGGCGCGCGACATATCAGGGAGGCGGTTATATCTGGCAACCAGATTAACCATACGTGACGCCAGATATTGCATGAGTCGGGTGTCAAAATGACCACCAAAAACAGCGGCTGATACGTTGCTGTTGATACCCGCGCACTCATATTTTTTTGCAACCAGTTCAAGACGTGGCAATGCCTTTTTGCAGAAGCTGATTAAAAAGGCATTGGCCCGTTGACTGCCCTGATTTTGCTCCAGCACCGTAGCGGTTCGATAAACGTCAAAACGCACACACTCTGGCTGGAGAGAAAGCACCTTTCTCGCATGCAGCAAAGCCGCGAACATACGGTCGCGGCGATGCTGTTGGTCATAGGTAAGATATGGGCTGGCTATTGCCGACCGTGGAGCGTTCCACGGGTAAGCATAGTTAACGCTTACCCGCATAGCTCCCCCATTTGCCTACGCTGTATGCTTAGCATCACATAGCCAGGAGCCCACTCGTTAAGGTCAGCTACATGAGTCACCAGTACGTAGACAAACGCGCCTGTAAACCCGACCTTTTGCGATTCATACTCGCAGGGGCCGTACTCGTTTAAGCAAAGTAAGTCCCCAACAGCAAACGCACGGTCAGCAAGGCGAAACTCTGCTTTTTTCGTTCCATTGATGACAGCCTGAAAAAAATCAGGCCGAATTTTTAGTTGATGTGTTTTTCTCATGCCGCCGCCTTGATTAAGGAGGCGCACATTTCTCCGATACGCTTAATCTCAGCGGCCATTTCCTCAATTGAGGTGATGGTCGACTGCTGGATGTGATGATGAATAAGGCCGTAAATAAGCTGTTCGATTTTCGGATAGTAGCCAATAGTATCAAGCCACTCCTCACCAGCTTTACGGCCGCTTTTCGCGACCTTTTTCTCGCTCAGAATGAATTGATACTGGTCGCTGTTAATAATCCATTTGTCGCCGATTTCAATGCGAATGCTCATTCTGCACCGCCTTGCGCTAAAGCTTTAATGACACCTAATGTCATTTTGCAATCTGCTAAAGCACGGTGTGCCTGCCCTTCAACCACAACCCCTTCATGCGCGGCGGCATCGACTAATTTATGCCACTTATAACCGTGAAATCTCCCCGGCTCGCCACGGTATTCTGCATATAACATCATGGCGCACAGGGAATGATCTATAAATGAAGATAGCCCGTCTGTCCCTAATCCATTTAATTCCGCTGTTTGACGTATCAGACGAGTATCATAATCAGCATTATAAATAACGAAGCCATAATTAAAGAATAGATTGGCTACTGCACCGTGGACATCTTTCCACGTTGGAGCATAAGCAACCATTTCATTGGTAATACCATGAATAGCGATAGCCTCATCAGGGATAGGTTTAGTAGGTTTAATTAGCGTGTTAAGCATAATAAAACCATTTTTATCTATAATGCAGATTTCAACGATTTCCGCATCGTCACCTAATCCAGTAGTTTCGGTATCGATAAATAAGTACCCATCATTAAGCCAACGTTTGGCATGCTGGCTAATTGTCGTATTAATAATGCTCATACAGCACCTCCGTTATAGTGTTTACCTTTAAGCTCTGCGATTTCCTTACAAGTGACGCATAGTGCAACGCCCTGGATGGCAATGCGGCGTTTCTCCGGTATTGGTGCTTCACATTCTTCGCAGGTAAAACGAGACGGTGCAGCGACACGGTTACGCGCGTTGTTGATAAGGCTGTCACGTTCTGCCTGTTCGCGCTGTTGTGCTATATCCATTGCGTCGGCCATTAGTGCAGCTCCTGAGATTCGTTTTCATGGCGGGTGGCTTCGCGGCGCAACAGCTCGGCCGCTTCAATAGCGCTTAAACCTTTGTTAGTGATATGGGTAGCCAGCGCCTCAAGGCGGATTGAAACGGCTAAAGCGCGACCTTTACGCTCTTCTTTGCGGGCCTCGTTAACTAGGTCATCCAAAAATGTTTTTCCAAATTTACGCGGTAACTCTAAACAAATGCTCATCATTCAATCTCCTGATTTCGGGCAATAAGAAGCCCGGCGGGTTTACGCCATAAAAAATTATTTAATTAGCTATAACCAAAAACGACGGCGGGTTTACTTCTTAACTGGCTTATAACTTCCGCTTTTAATCCATCTTTGAATTCTTTGCAGCACTCCCATTCAGGATTAACGCGCAAGACCGCACCATCACGCGTCTTTATTTCAAAGCCTTCCTCCATATTTGGAATAAAAGCACCTAATACGATTCTCAATTCATCACGGGTCATGTTAGTTACCTTTTAGGATTGAACGGACAATGCGAATAATTAAAAAGCCTGATTGATTGACTGGCTTTGATTTCAGCCCTTTTAATAATTCGGACTGAGAGTTGCAAGGGTGCCAGCGCTTGCCGTCCTTACCTGCGATCCAGCCGTGGCCGTAGTGCATGCCGGGGCTTTGCTTAACGAGCAGAGACGCGAATGACGGTTCACTTTTCAGCATACGCACCTCAAATCAGCCCGAACGATGCGCCAATACCGCTCATGGTATCGACCACGCTCGACATAGCGGGATTAGTCTGCAGACGCGCATGCAACGCCAGCGCCGACAACGACAACATGCGAATGCCAGCATTAACGCTTTCAATCATGTTGTGCTTACGGGCAGAGGTCAGGCGTTCATCAGATACCGCACCGCTCGCCAGTTCGCCGAGTTCACGCATTGCGCGCATGACATAAGACTGCAATTTGTCTTTAGCCAGCTCATTAACCGGTACACATGGCAGGCAATGAATCTGCGCCAGAAAACCATCAACTAGTGTTGAGTCTTCGGTCAGGTCAGTCAGTAGCCACAATTCAGGCGGCGTAAACTGGTGAGGCTGTTCCGGGTTGAGCTTGTTACGTAACGTCTGAACATTCATACCCGCACGCTCGGCCAGCTTCGCCATGTTGTGACGCTGCGCAAAAGCCCGGCATGCTTCGTCATAGTGGGGATGTTTGGAAACCTGAAAATCAAACATGTTGCATCCTTACAATTCACATAAAGTGAATTAAGCACCGATAACGAGTTGAAAACGGGAATGACCCAACGCCTTACGCAACTGTTCTTCTTTCCAGCGTGCGTAATAAATACGAATCGGGCCACCTGCTTTCTTACAGCCTTTACGGATGGTGCGGGGTTCGATTGGTACACAAGGGTTGTCGCCGGTTGTCCAGCGGTAAGCGGTGCGTTCAGAAACACCCTCAAGCTCTGCGAATTGTTGCAGAGTAACGATAGGTGCAGGCACTTTGATGATTGCGATTTCAGAAGCCATGTTGCATGATTCCCATTTTGACAATGTTTGCAATCAATGGCCTCTGTTTGCCAACTTCTGCCACTGATTGCCCGAATTAGCAACGATACTAATGCTCGAATGAGTATTAGTAAATACCCAAAGGAATAAATTTTGATACTTGATACTCAGGTGAATAACGACGAGTTACTGGATAGAATTTGTCAAGTATATGGTTTTACTCAAAAAATCCAGCTAGCCCGGCACTTCAATATTGCCGCCAGTTCCCTACAAAACCGCTATACGCGAGGCACTGTTTCTTATGATTTCGCCGTACAGTGCGCACTAGAAACCGGAGCAAGCCTGCTATGGCTTCTTACGGGGCAAGGCTCTCAATATGATGGCAAACCGTCTCCAACGGATCCGAAAACGATAGACTCCTTCACTCTGAGTGATGGCAAGCTCGAAGAAAATTCACCATTGAGTATTGACGCCGGTTTTTTTAGCAAGCAAATGACAAAGGGTATTGCTGTTCGCGCCGATGGAAAGCTGCACTTCATAGAACAAGATGCCTCACTTTCTGATGGCCTTTGGTTGGTTGATATTGAGGGGGCTACCAGCATCAGAGAATTGACGCTCCTACCCGGCAAAAAGTTACATGTTGCGGGCGGCAAAGTACCGTTTGAGTGCGGGATAGATGAAATAAAAACGATTGGCCGTGTAGTGGGTGTATACAGCGAGGTTAATTGATGACTGTCCGTAAAAATCCGGCTGGCGGTTGGATTTGTGAGCTCTACCCAAACGGTGCAAAAGGCAAACGTATCAGAAAGAAATTCGCTACTAAGGGCGAGGCTCTGGCGTTTGAACAGTACACCGTTCAAAACCCGTGGCAGGAAGAAAAGGAAGACAGGCGCACGTTAAAAGAACTGGTTGATTCATGGTATAGCGCTCATGGCATTACGCTGAAAGACGGCTTGAAACGTCAGTTAGCCATGCACCATGCTTTTGATTGTATGGGCGAACCACTCGCACGCGATTTCGATGCGCAGATGTTTTCCCGCTACCGAGAAAAAAGGTTAAAAGGTGAGTATGCCCGTTCAAACAGGGTGAAAGAGGTATCTCCTCGCACGCTTAATCTTGAGCTGGCCTACTTCCGGGCGGTATTCAATGAGCTAAATCGCCTCGGAGAATGGAAGGGTGAAAACCCACTGAAAAATATGCGCCCATTCCGCACAGAAGAAATGGAAATGGCCTGGCTAACTCACGACCAAATTTCGCAACTGCTCGGAGAGTGTAAACGGCATGACCACCCTGATTTAGAAACCGTGGTAAGAATCTGTCTCGCCACTGGCGCACGATGGTCTGAGGCCGAGAGTTTGAGAAAAAGCCAACTCGCGAAATACAAAATCACATACACCAACACGAAAGGCAGAAAAAACCGCACCGTCCCAATCAGCAAAGAGCTCTATGAGTCTCTGCCTGATGATAAAAAAGGCCGGTTGTTTAGTGATTGTTATGGCGCGTTCCGGTCTGCTTTGGAAAGAACAGGCATCGAGCTACCGGCAGGACAGCTTACCCACGTTTTGCGCCATACCTTCGCCAGCCACTTTATGATGAATGGTGGTAATATTCTGGTCTTGCAGCGTGTACTCGGCCATACCGACATCAAAATGACGATGCGATATGCGCACTTTGCCCCTGACCATTTAGAGGATGCTGTTAAGCTCAACCCACTGGCGGTGAGTGGCGATAAAGTGGCGGTAGAAATGGCGAATAATGGGTAA